GGGCCCGAGCGTCGGCTGCCGCCTCCAAGAACTCCCTTAATGGGGGAGCGTGAGGGGGCGAAGCCCCCTCACAAGGGACCCGCGCGAAGCGCGGGGTCCATCCGGGGCTACCTGTGCAGTACCGATGTCAACTGTTCGGCGTTACGTGCGATAACTGGAACTTCAACTCGTCGAACCCGTGCCTCTACGTTGGTGGCAACTACAACCAGAACACCAACCACGGCTTGTTCTACGTCAACTACAACAGCGTGTCGAACTCGAACACGAACATCGGCTGCCGCACCCTTTTATGTGTCTTGCTGACAAACCTCCGAACCACGGCACAGGTAGTCGCGCACCTCTCGGTGAAGATAAGCAGTTCAGGGAGCGGGTTAGTACACCTCGAAAGAGGCGTTGGAAAGCTCGTACAGCTAAAAGGAGGATACCAGTCCCTGTGAAAAGAGCAAAGAACCTATTTGAACCTTTAATCTCAGATGAGAATTTATCAAGAGCCATTGACGAAGTAAACCGCACACATCATTGGCGTACCCACCACCGCCCGAATAAATGCACCGCTTGGGTGGAGGAAACCAAAGAGGAGCGCATCAAGGAGTTGCGGCAAATCATCCTCGACGGCTTTGAGCAGAAGCCGCCTCACATGACCCGCAGATGGGACGCAAGCGCCCAGAAGTGGAGAACGGTGAGCGAACCCGCGCAGTGGCCCGACCAGTACGTCCACCACGCGCTTATCCAGATTTTGCAGCCAATCTTCATGCGGGGCATGGACCACTACTGCTGCGGCAGTATCAGGGACAGAGGCCCGCACCAAGCACGGGCGGCAATCGAAAGCTGGATGAACCACGACCTGAAAGGCACTCGGTACGAGCTGTGTGGAGATGTGCGTCATTTCTACGACAGCCTGAAACCGGAGGTTGTGATGGACCGTATGCGCCGCCTGATTAAAGACCGGCGTGTCCTCGACCTGATTTGGCGCATTGTGAAAGATGGCGTCCGTATTGGCTCCTATCCCTCGCAGTGGTTTGCGAACACCGTTTTGCAGCCGCTGGACCAGATGATCCGTGACAGCGGGCTGTGCGCCCACTATGTCCGGTATATGGACAATCTCACAGTGTTAGGCCCGAATAAGCGAAAGCTGAAAAAGCTCCGGTTCCTTATTGAGAAGTGGCTGACAGAGCATCAGCTTAAACTGAAAGGCGACTGGCAGATATTCCCGATTGCCCGAGTAAACCCGAAGACGCCGCTGGAACCACCGAGGCTCGGATTTGCGAGGCAAAAGAGCCGTCTGCCAAACGCCGTAGGGTATCGGTACGGTCGGGGCTTCACAATTCCGCGCAAGCACAATCTCCTGCGCATCAAACGGGCGATTGCCCGATACCGCAAGAGAAAGAGACAAGGCAAGCGCATCAGGGCGGGAGCGGCTGCGAGCCTGATTTCAAGGCTCGGACAGCTGAAACACTGCAATAACTACAACCTTTACCGGCTTCTGTATAAAGGCGAACGCCTTGTGCGTGACCTGAAAAGAATCATCCGTCAAAAGCAGCGAAAGGAGGAACTGACGTGGAGTATGTATTTGGAACGCAGGAAGACATCGAAGTCCTCAAGACAAAGGGCAGTGAGCATTCCGACTTGACCGGGTTTCACCAGATTGAGCGGAGCTATCCCGACCAGACCGTGACAGACTGTTTCCGTGTGGTCCGCAAGCTGGACAGCTTGGAGGACGGCGAGGGAAACTGCTACGACTGGTACGAGATTGACCGGCACTATCGTTTTACCGATAAGACCGGCCCCGTCGCCCGGCAGCTTGTGGAGAGCACTGCCGCATTGGAAGATGCCCTGTGCGAGTACGACGAGCTTGCCGGCACACGGATGGGCGAAATCGAAGACGCCCTGTGCGAGCAGGACGACGCAAACGACGTGCGTATCAGCGCCGTTGAGGACGCTGTATGCGAAATTGACGCTATCATCAGCACAATTAGTGAGGGAGGTACTATCAATGAACAAAATTTGGGCTAACAGACTGATTGCCGGTACGCAGGTTTGGGATTCCGTTCCCGATTACCGCCGCAGCGGGGTAAAGACCGAGCTGGCGTCCCGCGTGGAGGACGGCGAGATTACCGCAGAAAAATACAAAGAGATCACCGGAGAGGAGTACGCGGCAAAAACTGCCGTGCCGAGTGAACAGTCGTGAGAAAAGTAGGATTGGTGGTTGCCGTAGAGGATGACGCTCTGCGGCAACAGTTTGGAGAGGGCCGTCCCATGAAAGATAAAATGGGCGTGACCCTCTATCAGACGAAGAATTGCCAGCTCTATGCCATTCGGTGTGGAGCTGGCGAAATTTATGCGGCGGCAGCGACGCAGTACCTCATCGACAAGTACAAGGTGGCAGCGATCCTCAACTACGGCGTTGTGGGCGGCTGCACCGATGACTTGCACCCCGGTGAGGTGTGCGTCGTGGTAAAGGTAGCACATTATCAGTACGACCTGTTTGCCGTTGATAATGTACCGGCTGGCCGCTATTTGGAATATCCAGACCGGCTGCTGCCGGTAAGCACTGCTTTCACGGAGCTGGCCTCCCCCGAACTTCGCCGGGTGGTTTGCGCATCCGGTGACAAGTTTGTGGGAGACGCCGCAGAGAAGCTATGGCTGCACAACGAGTTCGGAGCCGACATCTGCGACATGGAATCCGCAGCCATTCTGCTCACCTGCGACCGAAACCGCGTCCCGTGCCTTATCATCAAGGCCGTAGCAGACAGCCTTTCGGGAGGGGCGGCAGAATATTGGCGGGAGAAAAACCAGACGGCAAAAAGCTGTCTGGACTATGCCGTCGATGTAATTGACGGGCTGTAATCGCAGAGGAGGGATTGAAATGAACGAAATTGTGCTCTGCCTGTTAAGTGGCGGCGTTGCGGCTGCCGCGATGAAGACCCTTGACGGGGTAATCATGTGGCATCTTAACCGCAAGGCCGCCAAAGAGGACAGGGACGCCGACAAGCAGGCTGCCGATGAGCAGCAGGAAAAAGACACGACAAAACGGCTCCAAGATGACCTCGCCTCTTTGCGGGTCGGTGAGCGTGTGATTCTGCACGACCGCATCAAATATCTGGGCAGAAGATTCATTCGGGACGGCGAAATCGACTTTGACGACCGCCAAGACCTGATTGATATGCACGGCGTTTATCATAACGCACTTGGCGGGAATGGGAATCTGGACAAGCTCATGGAGGAAGTCATGGAGCTGCCTGTGAAGTAAAAGGAGGAGGAATGCCGTGGTAATTGTTCTTACTGCGGTAGCGTCCGTTTTCCTCGGTGTCTTAGGCTCTCTCTTGCTGATTCGCTTGAGCAGCGGAAAGAGCCGCAAGACGAAGAAGCAGAAAGCGGAGACTACCAAAAAGGTAATCTGGGTCTGCCTGATAAACGGGTTTGCATGGGTATGGTGCAGCTATATCCTTGCCTACCTCGACAAGATGCAGATTGCCGAGAGCCTGTCCCAAGTGGCAGTTACGGAGATTATCGGTGTGGTACTTGCCTACTGTATAAAATCCGCTGTCGAAAACCTGAGTAAAAATAACCGGTGGCCGGACAAGGACAGGCCCTCTGACGAACACACAAACTCCGGGACCGGTTGAAAGGAGTAAAGCATGAGCACGAATGAGGAGAGGATCTGGAACTACCTCATCGGGAAAGGGCTGAGCAAAGCCGGCGCCGCAGGGCTGATGGGAAACCTGTTCGCAGAGAGCGGGCTTTCCCCGAAGAACCTGCAAAACACCTACGAAAAGAAACTGGGCTTTACGGATGACAGCTATACCGCCGCTGTGGACAGCGGCTCTTATCAGAACTTTGTCCGTGACAGTGCCGGATATGGTCTCGCGCAGTGGACGTTTTGGAGCAGGAAACAGAATATGCTTGACTTCGCACGAGCCGCAGGAAAGTCCATCGGGGACTTGGAGATGCAGCTCGACTTTCTTTTTCAGGAGCTGTCAGGCAGCTACAAGCAGGTTCTGTCCACGCTGAAAACCGCCACCACCGTGCGGGCTGCCAGCGACAGCGTTCTTCTCAATTTCGAGCGTCCCGCAGACCAGAGCGAGGCAGTAAAGGTGAAAAGGGCCGGCTACGGACAAACTTATTTTGACAAGTATTCCGCAGCAGCAAAGCCCGGAAATGGAGGAAATCTTATGGGAAACAGCCCGCTTGTAAACTACACGAAACTCAGCCCGAACCATTCGGGCAAGCGCACCCACGCCATTGACCGCATCACTCCGCATTGTGTGGTAGGCCAGTGCTCCGTCGAGACGCTGGGCAATATCTTTGCCCCTACGTCTCGTCAGGCGTCCTGCAATTACGGCATCGGCCCGGACGGGCGGGTGCTCCTGTGCGTGGACGAGGGCAACCGTTCTTGGTGTACTTCATCCAATGCCAACGACCAGAGGGCAGTAACCATCGAGTGCGCGTCTGACACCACTGAGCCTTACGCTTTTAAGGATGCGGTGTATCAGAAGCTCATCGCGCTCTGCGTGGACATCTGCCGCAGAAACGGCAAGAAGAAACTGCTCTGGCTGGGTGATAAGGACAAGACGCTCAACTACTCTCCGAAGTCGGATGAGATGGTCTTGACGGTACACAGGTGGTTCGCCAACAAGAGCTGCCCCGGAAACTGGATGTTCGCCCGTATGGGCGATCTCGCCAGCAAGGTAACAGCGCAGCTTGGCGGCTCCACCACGCAGCCCTCGACACCGAGCACCCCTGCCGCTGGGCTAAGCGTAGGCACGGTTGTGAATTTTGCGGGCGGTAAGCACTACCCCAGCGCGAACGCCGCCAGCGGCTCCGCTGCAAAGGCTGGACCCGCCAAAATCACCGCTGTGTCCGCTAACGCCAAGCATCCATATCACATCATCCACACCGACGGCACGAGCAACGTCTACGGATGGGTGGACGCAAGCGCTGTCTCGGTGGCTGGCGGCTCTGCTGCGGTCAACTATACGGTTCGTGTGAAAATCACCGACCTGAATATCCGCAGCGGTCCCGGCACGAACAACGCCAAGAAAGGCGTAATCAAGCCCGGCGTCTATACCATTGTGCAGGAGGCCACCGGCACGGGAGCCTCGAAGTGGGGCAAGCTGAAATCCGGCGCTGGCTGGATCTCCCTCGACCACTGCGAAAAGATGTAATTAGGAGGTTATCATTATGAACGAACTTTTGTCTGACCTGTTGATTGCCGTAATCACGGCTGCGGTTCCTGTGCTGACCGCATTCGCCATCACATACATCAAGCGGGTTGCCGCAAATGTGGCTGCCGAGACGGATGACGTCAAGGCGCAGGGCTACATCACGGAAATCGCCGATGCGGTTTCCGCTGCCGTAGCAGCCACCAGCCAGACCTACGTTGACGCTTTGAAGCAGGCCGGTAAGTTTGACTTGGAGGCCCAGAAAGAGGCAGCGCAAAAGGCGCTCACCGCTTGTCTGGCGTCCATCAGCCCCGCTGCTCAGGCGTTTATTGAGGCCCTGTATGGCGACCTCACCGAGTACCTGACGACTAAAATTGAAGCCGAGGTGCGCCGTCAGAAGATTGCGCTCCCGTCTTCCACCAGCGGAGCCACCGAAGTGGCTGCCAGCACTGCGGCTGCCACCGCCGCTACCATCGCGGTATCTCAGCTGAGCGCCGAAACTAAATAAGCCAAAAGCCCTCCCGTGCAGGATTGTTCCTGTGCGGGAGGGCTTTTTCTTTTGCGCTAAAACGCCCACTCAATATCAACTTGGTCGTCGGTCAGGACAATGCGGGATATGAGGCTTTGCAGGATGCGCCGTTTCTGGTTCTCATCGGCGAAGTCCCACATTTCCGCAGCGTTGGATATAAGCTCGGCTACCAAATCGAGCGGCATGGCGTTGGTCTCCTCGACCGGGGCGATGGAGTTCTCCAATGCGGTTTTCTCGCCGTACAGCCGGTTTATCTTTTCACCGAGCAGTTCGGGCGGTATATCGTCCTGCTGGTACAGCTCCATCAGCTTTCCAATCTGCCGGTCTATCTCACGGATGCGGCGTTCAATATCAGTGTTCTTGCTTATCGGGGCTGCGGCTTTCGGCTTGCCGGCGGCAAGCTCCTTCGCAATCTTCGGATTGCGCAGCAGCGCCAGTATCTTTTCCTCAATGATAGGCTCCAAGTCCTGCGCCCGCCATATCTTATTCTGGCAGTTCGGGTCCTTTATCATGTTCTTCATCTGCTTTGTTCGGGAGTAGCAGGCATAATAAGAGTATTTCCCCGTGTTGCGCAGGTAGTACCGGCCTCCGCAGTGCCCGCAGAACAGAAGTCCGGTCAGCACGTGCTTGGATTGGAAAGCGTGGCTCCCGAACTGCTCTCTGCGCTTTCCACGCAATATTTGTGCGGCATTGAATTGTTCCTCCGTTATTATCGCTTCATGCGCGTGATCCACGACGACATCTCCGAAGTGCAGGCGTCCGATGTAGGTTTCATTCTCCAAGATGTTTCTCACGCTCGACCACGAATTGTAGCTGCTATACTTGTTCGTGTACCCCGCGTCCTGCAATTTATCAGTTATAGCTTTCAGTGACGCACCGGAAAGATACCACTCATATATCTTCCGAACCTGTTCTGCCTCGTATGGGTTTACGATGAGCTTGCCATCCTCGTAGTCGTACCCGATAGGGATGTTACCGCCTCCGTGATGAAGTCCGGTCTTGGCACGGGCTACCCGCCCCATCCACGTGCGCTCCTTTATCTGCTCACGTTCCAGCTGAGCGAATACCGCAAGCAGACCTATCATGGCTTTGCCGAACGGGGACGAGGTATCGAAGCTCTCCTGCATGGAGACGAAATCCACCTTGTTCGGCCTGAATATCTCCTCGATGAGATACAGTGTGTCCCGCTGCGAGCGGGAGAGCCGGTCCAGCTTATAGACCAGCACCACATCGAACTTCTCTGTCTCGCTCATCAGCTTTTGGATTCCGGGGCGGTTCAGGTTGCTGCCTGTGTAGCCCCCATCCACATATATGTCCGCTATGAGCCAATCCTGCGCCTTGCAGTACGCAATCAGGCGCTCCCGTTGCTCGCCTACGGAGTAGCCCTCTTGTGCCTGTTCCAGCGTGGAAACTCGGATATAGAGGGCTGCCCGTCTCACAGCGGCATCCCGTCTAACAGATAGTTGGCGAAGATCCAGTTACGGCAGGTGCGCTGCTCCTCGGTAAATTCGCCCTCTGGGTGGGGCTGGTAGCTTTGGAAGTCAATCTGGCGAGCATCCGTAATCACCAGCCGAATCCGGTCGTTTTCAATCTCGATATTCTGTCCCTCGCACGGAACGAAAGCCACGTGCATATTCTCGTCATACTTAAAGCCGTTGCTCAGCCCGCAGAGATAATAGGCTTTTACCCTTGCGTCCGGTTCAATATCCAGCTCTACATGAGCCTTGTCTTTGTAGCGCGTCCCCTCGAATATCTCGTGAAAGGCGTCGCCAATAAAGCATTTCGCGCAGCACTTGTCGATACGCGCGGAGCGGATTGCCCGCAGCCAGAAGAATGCGCACTTCTTTTTGATGTCCAGTGATACTTTCATTTTGTACCCTCCTCTAACTCGACGGCAAAGTTAAGCAGCTTCAACCGCTCTCTGCCGCTCAGCTGTTCGTAGATATGCAGCAGCTCCATCGCCTCCGGCGAAATGGATTGCTCCCCGTTAATCACCACGCCTCCGTGGTTGGCTTGGATGAATGGGCTGTTTGTCAGCTGACCGCTGATGTTGTTCTCAACGGCGGGGACGGTCTGCGTCCCTCTCAGCAGATAGTCGATGCTCACATTGAAGTAGTCGGCTATCTTTATTAACGCCTCCACGCTCGGGAACGCCTGCGGTATGCGCTCATATTTCCCGATTGCGGACGGCACAACGCCGATGACTTCTGCCAACTGGCTCTGCGTGATGTCGCAGTCTTTTCTCAACCGTCTAAGTCGTTCTCCGAACCCGTCCATAGGTCTACCTCCTTTACTGTAAGTCTATTATATGTCTTTTAATTCAAGTTGTCAACACCAGAAAATTTTTCGAGAAAAAAGAGAATAGGAGTTGACATTGAGGACTATAAGTGCTATAATGAAACTGTAAGTTAAGAAACCCACCGCAAAGTAGTTCAGGAGGTGAAAGGATGAACGTAATGAGAGAGCGGAGGCTTCGCGGAGCCATCCCTACGCAGCGTGAGGTCGCAAAGGCCGTTGGCGTGAAGGAATCCGCCGTAAGCAAGTGGGAGCGTGGGCTTTCTAAGCCGCGAGCGGATAAGCTGCCCTTGCTTGCGAAGCTCTACGGTTGCACCATCGAGGAGCTTCTGGCCGACGACGTAAATCAGGGCCAGTGATTACGGCCATCTCAGTTCTGCTTGCGGTTGCGGCAGAGCTTGCAGATCTGGCAAAAGCCAGTATGCCTGAAATGAGGGAGGGCGAAAGAATACTGCGCGAGTGGTACGAAAGCGGAGTATATTACCGCGAAACATCCCTCGGAGACAAGTTATTCCTGTGCCAATACGATTTCAGGCAAAGAAAAAGCCGCCGGGAGGCGGTGGTGGAGTAGGAGTTGCAAATGACTGAAAAGGTTTGCCGCATTTGCCTATATGCTCGCGGCGGCTACCTGCTTCGCTGCCGCCTCATATCCCCGGTGGTAGGTGTAATATGTCGTGCCGCTCGCGTCCTCGAACACGCCGTCCTGCGGCTTCTCAAGGCTCTGAATGGCGATGGGGATTTTGGTTTTCTCATCGGAAACAATCTCGCTTTCCATCTTGCCGTCCGCTCTGAGCAGCGTCTTCACGCAATACCAAAGCGGGCATTCACGCCATTCGCGGTATTCCATCTCAGCTTTGATGCAGTCATTCATTCTGTTCAACCTCCTTACGGGCTTTTCCTTTTTCTTTACATTCTTATTATAGCACTTTAAGTCGTTTTCGTCAAGGTTTTTCCTAAAATTTTTTCAGAAAAATTTTCTTGAAAAGCAACGGAGAATAAAAAATCAGGGAGCCTCGTCAGCTCCCTGATTCACTATTTCTTATGTTTCCACGAGCCGATGGCCTCGATGCCGAACAGCAGGACGGCCATATCCTCCATCGCACGATTGATGTCCCGGTAGAATGTCCGCTTGTCGATATTCAGCCTCTCGGCAATCTCATCCACACTAAGCCTGTCCTCGTCGATGTACCGCAGGTTGAGCGCTTCCCACCGGCGGGCCTCATCAGGATTTACCGCCTCCTTGCACAGAGCCTCATACGCCGCCAGCATCTTGTCCACATGGCTCATCATCAGCCCCGTCTTCCGGCGCATGGAGCAGATGCAGCTTACCTCCAATGTCTCCGGGGAAACGTGGGCGTAATGCGCCCGCAGCTTCCGGTAGTTCTTCATCAGAAGATTAACGTCGTGATACCGGGCGTCAAACTCCTCGTCAATGATAGCGTCCTTTCTGGAAAGAACTTCCTGTGCCGCAACCCGCGCCACCTCAGCGATCTCCTCTTTGTTCATCGCCACGCACCTCCTTTTTTAACTGCGAAGTTTACTGATACGCACTCGCAAGGCGTCCATCAGGGCGTTTTGCATATCACCCTTGTTTTCGAGAGCCTCGACTACCTGCTCATCCATGCCGCCCTGCACAATCAGGTGGTGGATGATGACCGGATGATCTTGCCCCTGACGATGCAGACGCTTGTTCGCCTGCTCGTACTGCTCCAAGCTCCACGTCAGCCCGAACCAGATGGCGTGATGGCCGCCGCGCTGCAAATTCAGACCGTAGCCGCAGCTCGCGGGGTGCGCAAGCAAGATGTCGATTTCTCCGTTGTTCCAATCCTGCTCATCTTTCGCTTGGGAATAAACCCTGACGCGCAGGTCATATTTTGCCAAAGCCTCAACCAGCCTGTCCCGGTCGTGCTGGAAGTTATAGAACACAAGGGCGTGTTGCCCGTGCAGCTGCTCGATCAGCTCCAAGAAAGCGTCGATTTTGCAGTCGTGGACTTTGACCGCCGTTTTGTTCTCGTTGTAGATCGCCCCGTTGCAAAGCTGCAAGAGCTTTCCTGTCAGAACTCCCGCACTGCCGGCGGTTATCGTGTCCTCGTCCACCTGCAAAAGCAGCTCCGTCTCAAGCTGGGAATAGGCTTTCGCCGCCGCAGCGTCAAGGGCTACCGGCACATTGTTCACCAGCATATCAGGCAAGGTCAGGTAGTCCGCTGCTTTCATACTGATGCAGATGTCGCTGATGGCCTGCTTAATCATCTCGAAGCTGCCGTCCTTTGGCGAGTAATTGAAAATCGTCGTTCGGTTTCTCCTGCCGGGGACGAAGTATTTATCCCGATAAGCGCCGAGGGTCTTTCCCAACCGTGCGCCGCCGTCCAAGAGATAAATCTGCGCCCACAAATCCTCAAGTCCGTTGCTGGACGGAGTACCCGTCAGCTCCACGATGCGCTTTATCCTGCTGCGCACCAGCTTCAAGGATTTGAACCGCTTGCTCTGGGAGTTCTTGAAACTGGAACTTTCATCCAGCACCACCATGTCAAACGGCCACGCATTTTTGAAATGCTCGACCAGCCACTGCACGTTCTCACGGTTCACCACATAAACATCCGCAGGCGTAGCCAAAGCACGGATGCGCTGCTGCGCTGTACCGAGAACAGGAACGACCCTCATCATTTTCAGGTGCTCCCACTTCTTCGCCTCCGTAGTCCACGTGGCCTCGGCAACCTTTTTCGGCGCTATGATGAGGGGCTTTGAAACCTCCCATCTGTTATACCGCAGGTCGTGAATGGCGGTCAGGGTGATAACCGTCTTACCCAAGCCCATGTCAAGGAATAAGCCGACGGCCCTGTTGTAAATAATACTGTCAATGCAATACTGCTGATATGGATAAGGGACAAACTTCATTGGCCCCCACCTCCCTCAATTTCTGCAAGCAGCCGCATAACCTCGTCGATGCCTTTTACCACGCGCACATCGGCGCCACGCTTTTGCATCTCTCCAATCGTATACCTCTGGATCTTCGCCAAACGACCGGTTTCGGTTTTCAGCTCTGCGAAAATGATTCGTCCAGTTGGAGTGATGATGAGCCTGTCAGGAACGCCCGGTGTGCCGGGACTTACGAACTTTAGGCACATACCTCCCAACTTCTTCACGCCATCAACAAGACGGCGCTCAATTCGACTTTCATTCATGTTTTCCTCCTGAAACATTGGTGTTTCTATACTTTACGCGCGTATAGGCGCGTTAGGCGCTTTAGGCGCGTAAGTCGTGCGACTATAATTCTAAATCCTTTCTAATATCCCTATTTTCTCTCTCTATTAAGAATGAATGTTTCAATGTTTCAAAAGCTCAAAAAGCCAGTAACGGTGCGGGTTTCAGCCGAAACATTGGTGAAACATTGGCCGATACATTGAAACATTCAAGGGGTGAAACATTGGGTTGAATTTCCCGCCTAAACTTCTCTAATTTTTCCTGATGTTAGACTTATGGTGAAATCGGCCCCAGATGTTTCATCCCCAATGTTTCAGCGACGGAGGAACCCACGCTGGTATCCGCAGTAGCCAAACCGCAGCCCGTTCGAGGACTTTTCCCACCCCGGCATAGACCGCAGAATGTCGTTTATCTCGGTCGCCTCGGCATACTTGAAATCCTTTGGCTGACCACCGAACGCCTCGCACCAGACTTCCAGCGCACACACACGGTCCCGTTTTACAAGGTTTGCAGACCCCTCGACTGTGCCGTTGAGGAACAGCCGCCGCTTGTCCAGCGACCACTTCTGCCAGTCCTCCGGGACCAGCTTCTCAACGAAGTCAAGGACGATGCCCTCCTTGCTGCTGACCTCTCTGTGATTTTCCTGCTCGGCTCTCGCCAGTTCCTCCAACTCGCCTGTCAGGTACAGCTTTTCTCCCAGCCGCCAGCGCATAACCGCCTCGGCCCAAATCTGGTCCAGCTCGTCATCGAGGTCCCGCCATACCGTTTTCGTGCGTGGGACCACCCCCACATCCACAGGCCAGAACCGGCGATTGCCCGTCTTATCCCGCAGGAACACAGGGGTATTCGTCGTGCCGAAGAACACACAGCATCGCGGTATATCCTTTACGTGCCGCCCGTAGGCCGCCCTGAATCGGTCCGAACGCAGGCTGAGGAACTGCTTGATACGGGCTTCGTCCGTCCGTCTGAAAGCGTCCAGCTCACCGATTTCCACCAGCCACACGCCTTGCAGCAGCTCGCTTGCCTCCTTGCCCTCGAATGTCCTGATACCATCGTTGAACCAGCCCTTGCTCATCCTGTCCAGCAGCGTGGACTTTCCGATACCCTGCGGCCCCGTGAGGATAAGCATGGTGTCATATTTGCACCCCGGCTCCATAGCCCGCGCCACTGCCGCCGTGAAAGCCTTTCTCGTGACCGCCCGCACATAGGGCTTATCCTCCGCGCCGAGATAGTCAATCAGCAGGGAATCGAGGCGGGAAATGCCATCCCAAGTCAGGGACGAAAGGTAGTTGCGCACATCGTTGAACTTGTGCTTCTCGCTGTGCAGGGACAGCGCACCGTCGATTTTCCCGTTGCCCGTGATTTTGTAGACTTTCTCGAAGTACCAGTACAGCCCCTGATTGTCATTGTCAGTCCAGCCGCGCCGCTTCTCAAAGGCGCTCCACGGCAGGTCGCCGAGGATCTCTCCGCGCCCCGCGAACTCATTTAAGGCGAACTTGCCTTTGAGCAGCGGGTCGTTCTCAAGAATCAGCCAGATATTGTCGATGGTGGCCTTTATCGTACCAGTCTGCTTGTTCAGCTCCAAGTCCATCGTCCAGTCGAAGTTCTCAGCTTCGGCAGCCGGCGCCTCGCTCAGCCCCTGAAAATCGCTGACCGCAGAATCGGCCCGTTCCTTTGCCAGCTGCCGCGAGACCTTTGGGTCCTCGATGGCGAGGTTGCACATCGCCGCATACGACGGCAGCCGGTTCGTGGGCGTATTCGGGTCAGCCCCGTCGTCCATCTCCCCGAACTTGTGCATACGCACCAAATCGAACGCATTCACAAGCCTGCCGCAGCAGGGGTCAGTGGAATGGTGGGAGTAGAGGAACATCCCGTTGTCGTACACCACAGCGCCACCCGTTGTCGTTCCTCCGAGGTAGGTAAAACGCCCGCGTGAATTGTCCACCGGCTCGTAAATACCGTCGAGGTAGGTGTCCATCGCGCCGTATATGTCGTATGTGCGGCAGAATGCGCCCACCACGCCTGCCTTGCTCAGAGGATCGCTCTGCTTCATCGCCAGCTTCTTATAGGCGTTATCCGCGCCCGGAACCTGCGGCCATTTCGACACGTCCCGCCAGTCCCCAAGCCGCTCGTCAATCATGCGCAGCAGCCCATCAGCGTCAAGCAGCGGCTTGTCGCTAAAGGTGAACACATAATCGCTGTCGTAGCAGCAGCTCGGCCAGTACATCAGGCGTGTGGCCTCGAACGTGGTCGGGTCTGCGAACTCTATGCCGATAAGGGACGCCACGAACCGTGCAGACGGCTCATATTCGTCCGCAGTGACCGTCCGGTCAAAAGGGACTAATATTCTGAGACGGGGGCTTGCGGGCGAGTGCTTGCGCGTGGAATAGATGCAGTATCCGCACCCAAGCCCGTCCACCCGTTTCAGGATTTCATCTGTGCCTCCCGGCGGTATCGTGTCGAAATCCAGCGTGATGATGTCGCGGCCCGTCACGGCCCCCGCCCTGCGGCGCGGACCGGACAGCGTACCAGCGACGAACCCGCCGATGTCCTTTTTATCGTCCTGCTCCGACTTTTTCAGGTTCAGGTATTCCTGCATGGTCTCGGTAGAGCGGTTCGGAATCCTGAGCTTCTCGTAGAACTCTGACAGCATGATGGACTGGGGCTGCCAGTTTACGCTTTTTCGGTTGTTGCCGACAGTTATCGTTATCTCTCTGTCGTATTGCATTAAGCCCAGCCCTCCTTTACTTGTACTTCTTGCCGGTTTCCTTATCCATGAGGATTATGCGCCCGACCACCTCAAAACCGACGAGTTCAGCGGTCTTCTTCATAATCGGGATGAGCGCGCTTATCCGCTCAAGCACCCGGCGCTCCTCGGCCTCGATGTTGCTCATCGCCTCGCCCACAGTTGGGTCGTTGTAGCCCTCCGAGTTCTTATAGAGATGTGGTTTCTTATCGTGCGCCATAATCTCACCTACCTTTTGAGCAGCTTAATCAGCGCATGGATACCGCGAACATTGTCGTAGCCCATGATTTTGCCGGTTCCCGCCCAGAACTGAAACAGCTTGTCATCCGACTGCCGGCGGCAGTGGAAGTGGCCGCTCTGGGCGTTTTTCAGCGTGAACTCGATGTTGTTCCGCTGGAACTGCTCTATGGCGTACTGAATCCGGTCGGGGTTCTTTGCAACACGCGCATCGTGCTGCTCTTTTGCGTAGAGGTGATAACCGCCGTCAAAGGATTCGCCGGGGTTTTCCTCTCTGTCTTTCCTTGTCATATCGTCAATCCTTTCTAAAGAAGTCCCCGACCCAGCCGTCTGCGTTCAGCGGCAAATCCGGCGCCCACGGAATGGGCTGCGTCATCAGCCGCACCACATCGTCCAGATCCGCTCGGTCGGCAGGACAATCTATCACAACTTCGTCATGCACATGGAACACCACCTGATACCCGGCGTCCTCCAAATGCTCAATCGCAAGCGCGAGGCAGTCGCGGGCGATTGCCTGAATGCAGTTCTCCACCAGCTTGCCGCCGTAGGTCTCAAGCTGCGTCCATTGCTTGGTGGTCTGGTTCACACCGCTATACAAGATGGAGGGCTTATCCCACGAGTTCACACCGAGCTGCGGGTTTGCGTAATACAGCTTTCTGCGGCTTGGCAGCGTTATCGTCAGGAAGTCCAGCCCGTGTTCAATATCCATCTCTCGGGCAAAGATGAGGTTTCTCACACCCGCAGGCCGTCCTGTCTGAATGACCGATACCGCCGCGTTCTCCACTGCGTACCACAGGTCCACGATGCGCCTGTTCGCGTCACGCCAGCGGGAAACGATGTCCGGCAGGTCATCTTCGGGTATGCCCATTCGCAGAGCGCCCATCGCAATCAGAGCGCCCGTGCTGCCCTGATAGCCGAGGGCGAGTTCAGCGACCTTGCCTTTCTGCCGCAGTTCATATTCGGGATTTCCCTTTTTGATTCGGTCAATCGGAACCCCGAACATCTGACTGGCAGACGCCTCGTAGATTTTGCCGTGCGTCCTGAATACTTCGAGCCGCCACTGTTCTCCCGCCAGCCACGAAATAACTCGTGCTTCGATGGCGCTGAAATCCGCGTCAATTAAGGTATTGCCGTTGGACGCTATAAACGATGTCCTGATGAGCTGTGAAAGGGTATCAGGCACAGAGCCGTACATACACCGCAGCTTATCGGCGCTCCGTTCCTTGACCGCGCTCCGCGCCCACGGAAGTGTTTTCATGTCGATGTAGGTCCTCGGCAGGTTCTGCACCTGCACGAGCCGCCCCGCCCATCTTCCGGTGCGGTTCGCCCCATAGAATTGGAGCAGACCCCGAACACGCCCGTCGCTGCACACGGCGGCTTCGATTGCGTCATACTTTTTCGTGCTCGTCTTGCCCAGCTCCTGACGGATTTCCAGCATCCTCTCTGCGGGACCTGTCACGGATTTACTGTCAAGCATCGCCGCAACCGTGTCTTTTCGCAGGTCTCCCACTGGCTGGTTCGTATTGCTCTCAAGCCATTTGCTGAGCTGCGACACGCTGTTCGGATTCTCAAGGCCGGTGATGGAGACCGCCTCTGCCGTTAGCTTGTCGCGGGAGGCGGCGTCGATTTCCAACGCCCCGCGCACCATCTGCATGTCTACCGCAACACCCCTTGCATTGATGAGGAGATCGGTCTGCCACTGCTTCTCAATGTCCGCAGGGACAGGGAAGTTCGACAGCCGGCGGTCAATTTCCATCTCGGTCGTAACATCGCCCTTGCAGTAAGTCTTGAACAGCTCCCACTTATCGGGGTCGTGCTTGGGGAGATTCCGTGTCCTGCCGCCGTTGCTTTGTGTGGCGGCGCAGGGGACGCAGAAATAGCGGATAAGTGCCTTGCCGACCGAGAGCTTCTGCTTTTCAGCGGGGAGGCCCAGAGCCTTGCCGGTTGCGTCCAGTCCTGCGGTAAATCCACAGTAGAGGCCGTGAAGCATCGTGTCCCGCCACTGGTCCACCGGCAGCAAGTGCCCGCAGAATTTCGAGAGGCAGTACCACTCGAATGCCGCATTGTAGGCGTGTTTGATGTAAGCGGGATTGCCCAGAGCGTCGAACAACCATTCCGGCAGCAGCTCTCCCTGAGCCAGATCCACGATTTCTACGGGACCGCCATCTACGCTGTACGCGAACAGCAGAATCTCAAAGTCAGGGCTTTGCACGTACTTATACGCCCCGGCCTTTGCGATAGGGACGCTGCTGTATGTTTCAATGTCAATCGAGATATGCGTCATCCGTCCCACCTCTCGTCCTTAATCAGAGCCATGCTCTCCGTGAGTTTCCCCCTTTGCCGGCGCAAGGCTTTTTCATAGCTGGACGGCTCAATCCGCACCTGCGGGAAGAACGCCAGCAGATGGTATTGCTCGGACTGTCTCAGGCTTTCCAGCGTCTTAACCACTTCGTTCAGCCGGTCAACCTCGGACCGCAGTATGCCGATAAGCTCCTCTCTGCGGGGGTCGCTGCAATATTGCTTTGCCAGCTTGAGAACCTTTTTCATCTGCTTTTTATTTGCGTTGGCGAAGAACTCTCTGACATTCAGCTCCATATAGCCTGTCGGATATTCAATTCGGAATACGCCGTTATTCATGGTCGCCGCCCCCTCTCTCAGCGGCGGCGATTTCGCCGGCACAGGCTGCGTAACCGGCAAGGTCCACAAAGTTGTCCTCCTTGTACCCGGTGGCAATCCGAGCCACCTTTAGCAGCCCCATCATAGTAGCCACGTCTTTGGCGTTGATGTGGTTGATTGCCATGACCTTAGCCAGCTCAGGATGAGAAGCTCGCAGGTAGACGCCCCACAACAGGCCGATGGTTTCAAAGTTGTTCTCCGGTGTGCCATAGTCCTGCTGGCGTTCCACGCATACGCAGACACGAGCGGCCTCTAAAATCTCAGCTCTTTTCATGGTCTTCCTCCTTTTCAGGAACCTCCACCAGACGAGTATTCGGACGCAGCTGACAGCCACACTGCGGGCAGTCAAAAGCGTCATAATAGGTTTCGGGCTTCGCACTCCCTGCGAGGCGGCTCAACCCGGAACCGGCGTTATCGGTCACAGCTACGTAGTGATCCGCAATCTGCGGAATGAATTCGGTTCCACACACAGGGCAGGTCAGTTTCTTCATAGCGTTTATCCTCCTTAATGAAAAAGGCGCACGACCACTTATGGGTGGCCGTGCGCCTTTGCTCAATTTATCCAAAGTACGGCTGGCCGGTTAAGGGATTGATTGCCCCCGGCTGAACGCCCAGCGGGTTGGGCTGCTGCATACCCGTGTTGGGGTACGTCATCTGCCCCGGAGTGGCCGGCATAGCCGCGCCATAGGCGGGAGTAGCGGGAGCGCCGGCCTCCATACCGACACCGGCAAAATCAGCTGCTGCGCTGGCGCCACCGGCAAGGGCCTCGCCATCGCGGGTCTTCATCACGTTGCCCAGCCCGCAGCCTACGCCGCGCTTGCCCGCACGGTTGTAACCGAAGAAGTTGATCGTCACGCGGGCGTACATACCGCTGTAAATGTCCTGCGGGAGCAGCTCGGTGTTGATGTCGCTCTGGTGAACCACCTGCGGCTTGTTCTTGGAGCTGGCTGTAATGACCCAGCAGCCCTTGCACTCGGGACCGTAGGGCGTACCGTTCTCGCGGACGCCATCGCCGTCATGGATGGGGATGGGCATGACAGGAGGGCGAACGCCGTTCCAAATCTTGCCCTGCGCATCGGCAGCGGCGGCCTCAATGCTGGCGTCGATGTTCTGCTTGACCGCCGTATCGGTCTTGGGGATTAACAGGGTAACGGAATATTTGGGGGTAGCCGTGGGGTCGTTGTTGTTCACCCTCGGCTGCACAAGATTGACGTAGGACAGGCGAACCTCGCCGGTCAGAACTTTCGTAGGCACATTGTTATACATAACTGTTTTTCTCCTTTCGATTTCACTCTGCACTGCTTTTCTTGCCCACTTAACTCCGGGGTCATCTTCTGTGAGGACCCGACCGCTGGCGCATTTCACGCATTTAATGCGCCAGCCGCCGTTGTGCCTCTCGAAGTGTCCATATCCGGGTTCTACCCAACTGCCGCAGCAATAGCAGTAGCCGGGGTATTTATTTCGAGCCATTGTCAGCCACCTCCGCAAAATCGGCGGCGGCGCTGCTGAACTCCTTGCGGGAATCATTCTCATCTGCGAGGGTCGGGCTGCCCTGCGGCTTCACAACAAACTCACCGACCAGCTCCTCGAACTTCTTCTTGCCAAGAACCTTTTCGAGCTGCGCCAGCGTCTTGGGAACACTGTCGTAGATGACTGCCCGATCAATACCGTTCTCGATGAGCGTATCAAGAGCCTTATCCTGATTGCTCCAAACACGGGAGCTGCGGCCCTCGACAACTTTCCAGCCGGGGATTTTCTCGCCGTTAAGCATGTCCTCAAGCGCCCGCTTCTTCACGGCCTCATACCACGCCACGAGATCCTTGCCCCGTGCAAGCACATCACTCATGCTGTCAGGGGAGAGGAGCGCCACGTTGCGGTTCTCAACTGCGTCTTTGAAATCGTCGAACGCCCCAATCTGCTGTGCGGCCTGCGCTTTGCAGATGCCATTGGCTCGGCAGAACTGACACCAACTGCCCGCGTGGTACTCACCAAAGCCCATGTAGGCCATCATCGCTTTAGGCTTGATTTCCTCGCCCCAAGCGAGCAGGTCTTCTACGCTGCATCCCCACGTGTCGTAGAGATTGATGCGGGGCTGGTCGATGGTGATTTCCACGTTTTTCAGAGAGCTGCCGAAAAGCGGCTGGTAGAGCTTCAACGCTCCGAGGGCATAGAGTTTCAGCTGCGGGTTGTCCGACGCGGAAACAGGAACGCCTTTCCCGTGCTTATAGTCGGTGATGACGAGAGTATCGCCGCCGAACATGATGCAGTCGCACCGGCCAAAGGCTTCGGGGACCACATCGGATATGTCCACCTTAACCTCGAAAGCGATGTACGGCTCGTTGTCGAACCCCATTGCTCTTTCAGCAAGGTGCTCAGAATAGGTTTCCGCAGTCTGCAACATCTCGTCGTCCCACTGCGGATCGGCCTTGTACTTTTTCACGACCTTGTTGTACTCGGTCTTCTTGATTTTCTTGAAGTGCAGCTTGGCGCTGACCTCGCAGATGCTGTGCGCAATCGTTCCCTCTCTCGCATACTCGCTGGGCTTTTCAGGTAACTGCGCCTCAAGCCGTGGGGCCAGAGGGCAGTTCAGCCAGCGATGCGCACTGGACGGCGAGAGGAGCGCATGGGCGCTCAAATCTTCGCCCCCATATCACGCAGGGCGGTAGCGAACGCGCCCAGCTGCTCAGGTTTCAGATCCATGACAGCCTGAACGCCAAAGGAGTGGAGCAGGTTCATCAGGTCGTTCACCTTGCCTGCGTCCATCAGCTGAGCACCAGCGGCCATAATCTGGTCTACCGTGTACTTGGGCGGCTGTGCAAGAGGTACGCCGGCCACAGGCATATTAGGCTGCGCAGTAGTGGCAGGAGCAGGCATAGGAGCCACAGGAGCGGGAGCAGGCATAGGCTGCTGCACAGGTGCGGTGGGAGCCTGCTGAGGCACAACGGGCTGGGGCTGCACAGGGGCCGTTGCGGGGGCCTGCTGTGCGGTCGGGAAAGGTCTTGCGCCCAGAGCAGCGGCGAGATTGTTCAGCGCGTTTGCCAGTTCGGGCGCCTCGATGGTGAGTTTCATTTCGAGCATGGTTTTGTCCTCCTTAGAAATTTATTGATTAGTATTCACAGCGGAATACGTTCTCACGGTTGTCACCGGCCACGAAGAACAGGTAGTCGGAAAGGGCTTCACAGCCGCTTTCATACCAGTCTTTGAGGGCCTCGGTCGCTACGTCGTAGTCGTTCTCGGTAATCTCACGGGACTGCTCCCAATAGCCCGAAAACTGATTCGGTGCAGAGACGACTTCTAAAACGGAATCTCCAAACCGTCCATCACTGACACGGTTCAGAATCACTTCGCAGACAAGGCGTTTATCGTGCTCCTTGTCGTCATAGCACTCTCCCGCAAGGGTGAGCACCATAGCTTCAAGTTCTTCGTCCGTCCACACATTCTGGACGGGCGTTTCTTTTACCTCTGGATACTCTGGCTGGCTGGTCGCCATCTCGGGTTTCGGCAAAACCGTTTGGCTGCCAGCGTCTGTTCCGCAGGCTGTAAGCAACAGCGGCGCCATAGCAAGGATTATCACGGTTTTTGCAATCTTTATTATCTCAATAGTCTGCTGGATTTGAGCAAAACACCCACAGTCAAGAAAGGAGACTTCGAGATGGATAAGAAAATCATCGACATCATGGAGGGCGCGTTGCGCGGGTTCATCGAAGAACTGATCCAATCCGAGAACGGTCCCAGTGAGGACGACATTGAATACATCAAGTCCGAGCAAGAGTACATAAAGCAGCTGAAAGCAATCTAAGTCGAAACGCCCGAAAGGGCGTCGCCGGGAATTGCCCCACCCGGCCTGATGATGACAGGGCAAGTACATAAATCAAGGAGGACAAAATCATGGCAGAGTTGAAACAGGGCCGTTGGGTCAAGGTTCACGAACCCGGACAGGCGAATTTCGTCGAGCACGAGAACGTCATGGACATCGTAATCGGAACCGGCCGCCTCCAAGCCGAGGCGACCTACACCGTCCGCAGCTACAAGAAAGCCGCCTATTGGCTTGGCGAGTACCTCAAGGCTGCGGAGGCGCTGCAAATCGTTGCTGACGAGATGCTGACGAAGATTCAGGACGCTGCGGCGAGCGCCAACCGCGAGGAGGATGAGATGGCCGCCGATGGAGACGGCTGGAACTGCACCATCGAGCGGATGGGCGACGGCAGCTTCAAGGTCCAGCTGAGCTGGGCGGTCAGCGAGCCGGTTACGAAAAAGACCAAAGAAAAACCCGCGCCGAAGAAGCGCGGGCGAAAGAAAAAGGAGGCTGAATAATGCACCTGACATTGGAAGTTAAGCGATACCACGAGTTCTTTTGGCTGAGAGACATTCAGGCCGTGAACATCTACAAATGCTGCGCCAAGTGTTTCATCGGCAACCGGGACAGCCGGGTCTATCACGGGACCCTGCACCAGCCCCACGCACTCATCGACATCGACGTGAAAGAGAACCCCAAAGCGGTTGCATATTACCTCTGCGGGCTGAGCGCGGGGTTCAATTACCACCAGAACACGCACGTGGCGTTCATTCCCGCTCCGGGCGAGACGGTGTTCGTGGACAACGCCAATATCCGGCTGACGATTACGGATGCCAAGCGGGTTGATTTCCAGAGCTACGTCCCGAACCCGCCGGGATACTTCACCCGCCGGCAGAGGACCTGCCGCAACTGGATCTTTGCGAACTACATCAACGACGGAATGCTGAGGAGGTTAAAAGAAAATGGACATGAGTGAACTCATTGAGCGTACGAAACAGAATATCTGGCAGGCTATCAGCGATTACGGCAAGCACACCGACCAGACGAGCGTTATGGACGATTGCACGGCGAACTTTGTAAATCAGCTTGCGTCCGACAGCTGCTACGCAAAGCAGGAGCTGCGGGAGCTGTTCAGCAAGTCTCCCGTGTGGGACGCCAACCTCGACGCGCTGGTCATCAACGGGACCAGAACGCACGACCCTGACCCCGACAGAATCTACGGGCTGGGAACCGACATCTTGAGCGAGGCGATTTACCGTGCGGACAACCGAAACCTCATTTATGAGGCCATCCGGTTTTTCTACGACCCTAATTTCGAGGAGCAGGGTATCGCGGCCATCAAGCAGCTTGCCCCGAAAGCCTACGCCCCAAACAAGAAAAAGAGCCGCGTTTTCAAGGCGCTTTGTCAGGCGCTGGGCGTTGCGGATGAAACGGCGGGCAGTGATTTCCAGAGGCTGTACGCGCAGTTTGCGGACGAGCTGACCTCGAAGAAAATCGGGTTCAAGCTGTACGTCTCCATCAACCCGGCGCATTTCATCACGATGAGCAATCCGAAAGGCGATCATCGCGGTACGACCCTGACGAGCTGCCATTCGTTCAACTCGACCGAGTACAGGTACAACAACGGCTGCACGGGCTATGCGCGGGATAAGGTTTCGTTCATCGCGTTCACCGTGGCAGACCCCGCCGACAAGGAAACCCTGAACAACCGTAAGACCACACGGCAGGTTTTCGCATACAAGCCGGGGAACGGGCTGCTTTTGCAGAGCCGGATGTATAACACTTCCGGGGGCGTTTATGGAGCCAGCGAGGATTCCAAGCTGTACCGCGACCTCATTCAGCGCGAGATTTCGATGCTGGAAAATGTTCCGAACCTGTGGAAGACCTATCCGACGGTTGGAGAAAAGAGTTTCTGCGTTGAGCGCGGAGATGGGTTCGGCGGCTATCCCGATTGGGAATACGAGAACTTCGACGGCAAGGTGAGCATCCGCGCCGACCACGAGGAAGATTTCAGAAGCCTCGTTGTCGGGAGCTACGGCCTTTGCGTTTCCTGCGGCTGCGAGACGAGCTACGGAGTTTATTGCGAGGACTGCAAGGACGGTCGCGGCGGTAATTACTGCGAGTGCTGTGAGGAATATGTTGACGAGGAATTGTATTCCGTCAGAGACAGACGCGGTAATTGGATCGAGGTCTGCGAGGACTGCCGCGACAGATATTACGAGCAGTGCGAGGGCTGCGGCGAGTACCACATCCGAGAGGAAATGACGTTCGTTACTTTGCATGACGGCGACCACGCCTACGTCTGCGAGAATTGCATGGATTCTTACGAAATCTGCCCGCACTGCGACACGATGATTGAGAGATGTGAAGACGGGACCTGCCCTGAGTGCGGAGCCGTCATCGACGAGAAAGAGGAGGACGAAGCGGTATGAAAAAGTTAGAAGATTTCCTGATGCCCACCCAGAAAGAACTGTTTTCCAAGTTGTGCGACCGGTTCAAAGGCCGCACGACGGTTTGCAAGAACAGTTATATCCTTGTTCGCGGAGAGGCTCCGATTATGCTGGTGGCTCACCTCGACACGGTTCACAAGACCCCTGTGAAGCACATCTGCAAGACGCAGAACGGCGGCATCCTGATGTCCCCGCAGGGAATCGGCGGCGATGACCGCTGCGGCGTTTACGCCCTCGTGACGGTCTACGAGCAGTCTGCGGTCAAGCCGTGGCTGCTGTTCACCTGTGATGAGGAAGTCGGGGGCGTCGGGGCGAGCGCGTTCTGCACTCGTTTCCAGAAAGGGAAACTCCCAAAGAAAGAGCTGGAAAGCCTGAAAATGCTGGTCGAGATTGACCGCAAGGGCAGGAACGACGCCGTTTACTACGACTGCGATAACCCGGAGTTTGAGGAGTACATCACGAGCAAGGGGTTTGAAACGGAATGGGGTTCGTTCAGCGACATCTCTCTCCTCGCTCCCGCGCTCGGCGTGGCGGCGGTGAACCTCTCGTCCGGTTACTACAACGCCCACACCCAGCACGAGTACATCGACCGCAAGCACCTCAACGCCACGGTGAAGAAAGTGGTGGAGATTGTCGCAGATACGGCCAAGCCCGACTTCCCGCAGTACGAGTACATCGAGAACTACCGTTTCAGCCGATACGGTTACGGCGGCTGGGGCGATTGGGGCCGAGGCACTTACCCGCTCGTGTTGGAGGACGCTCCGAGCTTAAAGAAAGTCCCGGAGGATATTCGGGACGAATACGCCGCCCTGCTTGACTTCTACACCGAGGGCGAGCTTGAAGCCCTGCGAAAAGAGCACGGCGACAATGTGATCCGTATGCTGTTTGACGAGCTGGGCGATTATTACGGCGATATGTACGACGAGGAGGAACTGAAATGACAAGAGACGAATATTATGCGCTCCTCGCAGAGAAGCACAAGCAGACCGACTGGAATGACCGCGAAAGCGTCCATGCGTACAACGAGTACGCCCGTATGTTGAGAAAGCAGGTGGGCTACGATGAATGAAGACCTGTTCACCGGGCTGTTCATCCTTTGCTTGCTCGGTGCCTACTTCGGAGCCGGAGGCTTTGTCCTCTGGCTCCTTGATAAAGCCCTCAGCAGAGTTCCCAGATACCGTGATTGGAAAGAGAACCTGCTGGGCGGCGCCGATGATTACGATGACTGAAAGGAGATACCTGAAATGACAAGAGACGAAAAGAAAGCCGAGGCCATCAAGCGCATGAAGCTGGCCGATATTTTCCCGCAGACCATCAAGCAGTTCGAGGAGGACGGCTATGTGAGCATCAGCGAGCCGCCGGTGGGAGCGTTCTTCTGGGCTGAGGGCGAGGACTTGCAGCGCATCAGGGACTTCGAGGAGAAGCACAACGCGCTCGTTTACCTCGTCATCCGCAGCTACACAAATTTCGGAAAGATGGATTGCTACCTCTACGTCAGCGATTACCCGGAGGAGTGGGCGCAGGACCGTGAGGATCTGGCGAACAGCGAGCCTATGGCTTATGTCTACAATCACGATATGCCTGACTGCTCTGAGTTTGGCTGCATCGGAACCCGCCGCTCCATCGCGGCAGGGCTGTTACGCACGTGGTAAGGAGGTGAGCGGCATGAAAGAGATTTGCAGTTTGGCCTTTGAGCCAGCCATCAATGCCATCCGGCATACGAAGACTGTGATGTACAAGCACGGCGTTTGGAACAAGTATGCGGAACGCCCAACTGAGGACGTTATCGAGAGCATCCAGAAAAGCGGATACGGCGCTGACGTTCGATATGATGAGGGAGCCGACCGGTATTTCGTCAGCATCCCGTGCGATGCCGATATGTGGTGAGAGGGAGTGAACAGTATGAGTGGAGAGACGATGACTTTCCCGAGCAGGTGGGAACAGTTCCTGCACGACTATGAGTTCGAGGACGCCAGACGGATTTACACCAACGGCTCCCGCCTGATTCCGTCCTTTCGGGTTAAGCAGATGATGGAGCACTATGCGCCCAGCGTTGAGCAGGCCGGATGGTTCGCCCAAGTTCGCTGGTGTGCCGAGGACGTTATTGCCGCTGCGGAGCAGAATGGCATCACGCTCACCCCGGCGCAGGCAGAGAAGTGGCTGGAAAAGAACGAGCGTTGGTTCAGAGAGATGCTCACCGAGTACGGCAACGAAGTGCTGGCCTCTGCCAGCAAGGAAAGTTTTGAGGAGGTGTGCAAGGTATGAAAAACGAATCCCGTGAATTCGAGGTGGAACTGGAACTCAAGGCCCGTGTCACAATGCAGGACATCGACGACATCATGTGTACCGCACTGGATGGCGGCATCACTGGCTGGTGCGGAGCCGCAAAGCCCGTTGGAAAGAGGCTTGGGGAGTACGCCCACGAGCAGATTGGGCGTGGCGGCTCTCTTATGCTCTACGATGCCGAGAGCAGCGACAAGTGGGAGCTGACGCTGGACAAGTTCTTACGAGGATTGGCCCAAGCGATAGAGGACGGGGTGCCTGTGGCTATTGACGCCGGAAGTGGCTCAATCGACCCGTCCGAAGTAGATGCTGACGGAGCCGACATGATTATCCAGTATGCTTTGTTTGGGGAGGTAGTATTCGGATGAAATACAAAGTCAGAGTGAGCGAACTCCGCTACGGCGAAGTCGAGGTAGAAGCTGCGTCCGAGCGGGAGGCAAAGAACAAGGCCACCCGCACAGGATTCAACTTCTTCGATTCGGAGATTACCGACATGACCGCTGAAAAGGTCGTGTCGAGTGACCCGATGAGTGTCATCGAGCGGCTGGAACGGTGGGCAAAGGGCGACACCTGCGATAACTGCCCCGCCTGTGATGACACGGTATTTCAGGCGGCAGAGCTGCTGCGCAAGGCATATCTGGACGAGGATGGCCCTCGGACGAACATCGTCACCGAGTATTGCCCGCACTGTGAGAGCGAGGTCGAAATGTTCTGGAACACCGACACGGACGGGTTCAAGGCTTTCTGCCCTTACTGTGGTGAGCGTCTGATGCTCTGTGATGAGTGTCATCACAGCGGAACCGGCAACTGCGATTACAGCAGGGAAACCGATAGCTGCCGGCGCAACCCTCCTGTCCCTGCGGCGGCCAAGCATAAGCTGTGGATGCGCCTTGGCGTGACATTGAACATCACGGAGGATGAGGCAGACGCCATCTTGGGAGAGGACAAGCACAATTCTACGCTCACGCTTCGCGGTGTGCTTCGCGCCGGTCGTTTTGAGCCTGACGGTGAGAGCTACATTCCCGGCGAAAGCATCGAGAGCTACAATCACGCCCACGGGACCGAGTACGATGACGCGGACGTGGACTTCAATCTGTGAGGAGGAATGCACAATGGATATTAAGCGCGGAGACATCTGGTACATCGAGAGTGGGTACAGCGTGGGCAGTGAGCAGCGGGCGGGGCGTCCCGCCATCGTGGTGTCCAACAACCGCAACAATCAGTACAGCGGCACGGTGGAGGTTGTGTATCTCACCACGCAGCCCAAGCGGGACCTGCCCACCCACGTCACCATCAGCAGCCTGAGCCGTGAGAGCACGGCTCTGTGCGAGCAGATCACTTCTGTGTCTACCGAGCGGTTCGGTTCCTACCGTGGGGCTGTCACCGCCGAGGAGATGGAGGACATCGAGGAGGCGATGATGATTTCCCTCGGACTTGCGCCCCATGCGGCTGCCGAGCCGAGGGACGAGACCCCCCCCATGCTGGAAACCCGCCTTGCTGAATCCGAAGCCCGGTGTGCGGAGCTGCGTCAGATGTACGATAGCCTGTTGAGCAAGATGCTTGACCGGTGAAAATGTAAAACGGCGAGGGCTGACAACCCTCGCCGTTTTGCGACTTCAAGTTCCTTTTTGGAAAAATTTTTTCGGAAAAAACTTGACTTTTACGACTAAAAGTGCTATAATGAGAATGTAAAGAAAGAGAAACCCCGTTGAGGAAAGGAGGACAAAAGATGACCTGCGGAAAATGCAAACACTGCCGCCCGAACGACATCTGCAACGGCGACCACGAATGCACCGCAAAGAACATTGAGGTGTCGCAGGACGATGACATCCGCTTCTACGGTGAGAAGAATAACGAGCCGTGCGAGTGCTTTGAAATGGCGGACTAAAATATAGGCAAATTCAGCAGACCATCTTGATAGATAGCTGAATTTGCCTATATACAGAAACCCGCCAGAAATGGCGGGTTTCTTCTATTTTGCAAAGGAGTTGGTACTTATGAAAGACATCACGGAATTCAAGGCGTGGTTCAACAACGAAATCAGCCAATACCCGTTGATTGCAAAGAGCAATCCGCTCTCGCTGAATGAGCTTTGTTATGTTCTTCGGCAGAGCGGCAGAGACTTCTCTGTCGGCTGGCCCACCGATACCGGGTACGGCACTGTGCCGTCGGTTCGGAATTGCTTTATCCCGTCAAGAGACCTGAAAAGAAAGGTCATGCTGACGGACTTCTACCCCGTCGAACCCGACGATTGCTGCGATGACACATTTCTGGGCGACATCAGGGTTGATGTGATTCCTGAGCAGCTTGTGTTCGGCAGCCCCATTGAAAAGGCTCTTGAAGATTGGGGGCATGAACTCACAGAAATTCACACCCTGCTCGGCTGTTGCGAGCTGTTGGCAGGCATGGCAGAGGAGGCAGCGGAGCTGTCCCAAGCGGCGCTGAAACTGCGCAGGACGATAGACAAGAGCAACCCCACGCCAGTGAGCACAAGCGAGGCATCGCACAGGCTGAACGAGGAGTTCGCCGACGTTGTTCTTTGTGCGGCAGCGCTGGGGCTTGACCGTGAAGAAGTTGAGCGGTTTATCAGAGAGAAAGCCGCTCGGTGGTCCATGAGATTGGAGGTTGACGATTAAAAATGAGCGACGTAATTTTCAGGAGATTCATCCCTATTGGAACTACGGAAGATATGGACAAATTCACCGCCTTGCTGGTGGAGAAAAACATAACCCGAGACGACTTGCTGCTGATACTCCGGTCGGTCAAGTTAAATTCGGGTGCGGAGGTGGACCAAAATGGCGAACAGAATGGGTAAGTGGCTGCACCACACATTTTCTTTCGGTTGTGAAACCGGGAGCGACTACGACGCTTTCCAGCGGGAGGCAAGAGCGGACCTGCGGAAACAGGCAAAGGCGGCGGGGTTTGCGCTGCACAGATTCCTCCCCGGACATTATGAGTTCTCGGCAGTGCTGCGGGACGAGACAACCGGCGAGTTCGTCTACGTTGCCATCAGCGATGTGCGGTTTTGCTCGTCCGAGTGGTATCACCACGTTTTGTACCGCACGATGGCGCATGACAAAGACTGGACGGGCGGCTACAACTGCTGGTGCAGCTGGCCGGAACTCGGTGAGGCCCTTTCCAAAATGCGAATGAGGAGGTGCGGGTGATATGTATAACTGCATAAAAGATACCTACACCTGCGACCTATGCGGGTTTGAGATGGAATGGGACGCCAGTGATCTTGTTCACGGCGAGATGTGGGGCTGCGAAAAATGCGGAGACACATTTTGCTCCAAGTGTTTCATAGACCGGCATGGGCGAAAAGAGTACATGAAGATGATGCAGGGCAGTGATTTGATATATTGTCCGGCCTGTTACGAGGAGGTGCAGAAGAATGATTAAAGGCATGACGATTAGCGATGCCGCCCACAAGTGGGTCCGCGAGTTCAATGCCATTCCGCAGGGTATGATTGAGCGGCTCATGCAGTCTAAGTGCGAGGAGTGGGAGGAGCTGACGTTTCCCAGTGCCGGCAGGCGGGTTTACGTATTCGATCTGCCCGAAAATTGTGACACGCTGGAACATCTCGGCGAGGTCGTCGCGTATTCCGCGGAGATCGACAAGTACCGTGTGGATCTGGATGGAGGACCTTCCATCCTCGTAGAACCGGATAATCTGGAATTGGCAAACGATGATCCGCTCCCCATGTGGGGAACGATGTGGAGCTTCGGAGATTCCTGCGACGACTACTGGCTTGGGTATGCGGATGGTATTCGGGTGATGTCCGACTGCGGGTTCCGCATTTACCAGCACGAGGAGTGGGGCTATTTCTTCGGCATCGACGGCGCAGGGTACGATTTTTACAGCGAACATTGGATTCCGCTTTACAAAAAGCGCGGTTTGCAGTGGCACGATTCAACAGTTGGAGGAGGAAACGTGTGATGGAATTTATTAAGTTTATCTTTTCGAGCTTCTGGATCTGGCTCGGTTTTACGGTTCTGGTTTGCTGCGTTTTGAAATACCTGGTTGATCTCGTATCTGCCCTTCATCCCACTCGGAAAATCACGGTACGCGATCTCACCAATTCGCGTTCCATCGAAATTCAGAACGCCAGCTATACAGACCTGATGCTCGCTCTGGACTGCGAAGATGAAAATACTTTTGTGGAGGTTGTAGACAACGATGATTAAGAATTTTATTCCGCAGCCCTTTGAGGGCGGCAATCCTCTCCCGAACTACGTGAGCAACGTCAGTGAATACACCCTCGTCGGTACTGTTCCGGGAGGCTACAAAGTTGTTTTAGCTCGGCTCACTGTGGGTGAATCGCTGAGCGCCGGAAATCCGCTCGCTCACGCATTGTTCGAGAGCTTCACTGACCACGGCGACCGAGCCAAGGTTTCCAGAACTCGTGTGAGCGGGTATGACCGCGAGTTCATTGCGGTTCGCAGTGCGATGAGTGAGACCGGCGTGGAGTTCTTGCCGGCGCTTTCTTGCCCCTGCGAGGTGATCCTGACCGAGTTCGGGAACTGGATCATGGCGCAGAACCCTGAAATTCAAGGGGTCTCCGTCGTGTCACAAAGCTGTCATTGACCTGTCATTTAAGGGGGTGCTATAATGATACCATCGGATTTCATAGTTACACACGCGCCGATGCACCTGCGATTGGAGATTCGGAAGAAATGCAATTTCTTCTGGCTCCGAGACATTCGGGACGTTGACATCTCGCAATGCTGCGCCAAGTGTTTTATCGGCGAGAAGGACAACCGGGTCTACTACGGAACACTGCACAAATCGCAGGCCGTTGTTGACATCATGGTGAGGCAAAGCCCGCGAGCGAAAGCGTATTATCTTTGCGGGCTGAGCGATGGTTTTGTGTGGGAGTTGAATACGCACGTCGCGTTTGCGCCGGACAGCAATTCGGAAGTTCACATCGAAAACGACAGAATCAAGCTCGACATCACAAACGCCCGCAGAATTCACTTCTGGGACTATGTTCCGAATCCGCCCGGAGTTTATACAAAGTCTCAGCGGACCTGCCGAAACTGGATATTTGCGAATTACTTGAAGGATGGGATGCCATTATGATCGTGAGCGCAAGTAGACGGACGGACATCCCGGCTTTGTTCTCCGAGTGGTTTTACAACCGCGTGGGTAAGGGATTTGTCCTCCTTAGAAACCCATACAACCCTCTACAAGTCGGGCGTGTATCCCTCACGCCCGACAAAGTAGATGGGTTTGTTTTTTGGACCAAAAACGCAGCCCCCATGCTCGATAGAATTCACGAGCTGGATGCGTTCAAATATTATTTCCAGTACACCATCACACCCTATGGTCGGGACGTTGAGAAGAACATCCCCGACAAGCATGAGGTCGTGATACCGGCGTTCAAGAGAATCGGGGCTGATAAAGCCATCTGGCGATATGACCCGGTATTCCTGAATGACTGCTACACTTGGGACTACCACATTCGGGCGTTCACGAAAATCACGGAGGAATTGGAGGGCTACACCTCAAAGGCCGTTATGAGTTTCGTGGATTCGTACCGCACGGTAGACCTCAGACCGCTGAATATCCAGCCGCTCACAACAGAGCAGCAGACAGAGCTGGCGCAGCAGCTATCCGAGATAGCCGCCCAGCACGGGATTGTCCTCTCCTCCTGTGCGGAGGAACTGGGGCTGCCCCATTCCAGCTGCGTAGACGGCAAGATGTTCGGCGTTGACAAACCGAAAGACCGCAATCAGCGCGGGCTGTGCCAGTGCGTTGAGAGCGTCGATATTGGCGCATACAGCACCTGCCGCAACGGTTGCGCCTATTGTTACGCAAACCACTACGGCTACGTTCAGGACCCGCCTGACGCGGACTGTGACCTGCTTGGGCCTCCGCTGAACGGCAACGAAAAAATCAAGCAAAGGAATTGATACCATGATTGAGAAAGTAAACCCGTCCCACCCGGACAAAATCGCCGACAGGATTGCCGGCGCTATCGTGGACTTGGCCTATCAGGTTCAGGATGACCCCAAAGTTGCAGTTGAGGTTCTCATCGGGCATGGTGTGTGCCACGCCATCGTTGAGACTTCCGCCCCCATGCTCCGGCCAGAGGTGCTGAGGGCGATCCACAATGCCATCCACCGTATTGCGGGGTTCGTGCAAATCGACCTCTGCATCGTTCCGCAGGACGCCCACCTCGCTGATAACCAGCAGGCCGGTTTCCGCTGTGGCGATAACGGCATCTTCAAGGGAATGCCGCTCACGGACGAGCAGAAGACGCTCTCCGCGATTGCCCGCGACATTTACCAGAAGTACCCCTGCGACGGAAAATACATTCTGAGCGGGGATAAGCTCATCATCTGCCAGAGCAACGCTGCGAGGGCTGACATCGAGCAGCTGTACCCCACCGCCGAAATCAACCCGCTCGGCGATTGGACTGGCGGTACGGACGTGGACACAGGCGCCACCAACCGCAAGCTCGGCTCCGATATGGCTGATTCTGTGACCGGTGGTGGGCTGCATGGCAAGGACCTGTCCAAAGCTGATGTGTCCGTCAACATCTACGCTTTTCTCAAGGCACAGGAAACCGGCAAGCCGGTGGAGCTGTGCTGCGCCATCGGAGACGATGAGATTGACGGAAAGCCCTACCACGAAATCGTGGAAATCGCCCGCAAGTTCATCAAGGACGCGGGAGGCTTCGAGGCGTTCGCCGAGTGGGGCCTGTTCTAAAACCTAATACAGTAAAACATGGGAGCTGTACGAGTGTGTGCAGCTCCCTTTTTTTATGCTCAGTTACAAGGAGGACGAAACATGGAGATTGTCTACAAGAGGGTTGACGACCTCATCGAGTATGAGGGAAACGCCCGACGGAATGACGCGGGCGTGGCAAAAGTCGCCGAGAGTATCCGTGAGTTTGGGTTCCTGAACCCCATCACGATTGACCCGAACAACGTCATCATCGCGGGGCATACCCGCCTGAAAGCTGCCAAGCAGCTGGGGATGGAGGAAGTACCCTGCATCGTTCAGAATCTGTCCGAGGAGGACGCAAAGCTGGCTCGTATCATCGACAATAAGAGCCACGAGTATTCTACGTGGGATGTCGGCAAGCTGCATCAGGAGCTGAGCGGCATCGGCCTTGACTTCAAGACCACGTTCTTTACCCCGAACCGTGACCGCAAGTTCTTCAAGGACAACAAGTTCCTCATTTTCGGCAACAATGAGCTGCCTATCACCGAGGACGAGTACGCCCGCCTGAAAGCGGTTTACGACGACTACATCAGCAAGAACAAAACCTATCTGGGCTTTGTCATGTTCCTGACAGGAGGTGAGGCAGAATGAATATCAGAGAGATTTCCGTCTCTCGACTGAGAGATTACGAAAACAACCCGCGCAACAGCGACCTCGCGGTTGAAAAGGTCAAGTACAGTATCGAGCGGTTCGGTTTCCTGTTCCCTGTTGTTGTGGACATGAATTACACCATCGTCGCCGGCCACACTCGTGTGCGCGCCTGCCGCGAGATGGGTATTCAGACTGTCCCCTGTATCGTAGCGGACGAGCTGACTGATGAGCAGATCAACCTGTTCCGTCTGGTGGACAACAAGACCAGCGAATACAGCGATTGGGACTTCGAGAAGCTCAAGGAGGAACTTTCCCTCGTTGACCTGACGCTCGACGAAAACCAGCTCTTGCTGGAACGCTTTGAGCTGACTACGGAGGTATTTGACATCGAGCCTGAGCAGGCCGAAATCAAAATCCCCGCGTTCAACTTTATGGGCGTCAACGAAAGGCCAAAGCCCAAGAAACCTACCGTCCACACAATCGACAGCAACTCCATCATCAGTGCGGAAAATGATGCAGTTGAGGGCGGTGATGATGAAATTGGCGCACCGGAGGTTTCGTACCACGAACCTGTGAGCCATGCCGACACCCCTGCTCCCGCGCCTGCGACTGCCGACAGCCCCGCTGCTCCTGCTGTGGAGAGCGTGGCTCCCGCTGCTGACGACGGCGAGCCTAAGAAAAAAGAATCTAAGGCGGTCCTGCCGTTCTGCCAGTTCCGCTTTGGCGACGTGTCGTTCTTCATCTCTCAGGTGGAGCTTGACCGCATGAACGCCAAGTATCAGGAGTACATTGATTCCGGTGCAATCCTGAGCGGCAGCTTTGCCGACTATCTTCTGAAAGGAGTGGAGAACCGTGATTGATTTCGTAGAGAAAGTGCCTATCGGGGAGGTCACGGGGTCTGAGTACAACCCCCGCTCCATTACCCCGGAGGCGTTAGAGGCGTTGCAGCACAGCATTCGCCGTTTCGGTATGGTGAAGCCGCTCATCGTCAACGCCACCAATAACGTGATTACCGCCGGCCATCAGCGAAAGAAAGCTGCGACGGCGATTGGGCTGGAATATCTGCCGTGCATCAGAATCAATAGCCCGAATTTGCAGGACGAGATCCTGTTCAACCTCATGCACAACTCCATCGAGACGAGCAAGACTTCCGTTCGCCTTGAGGAGTTCACGGTGGGCGGCTACCACTACTGCCCGTCCGACAAGGTACACATTGAGAGCGAGCCGAAGAATGTGCTCATCTGCTCCGAAATCACGAAGTTGATGTCCCGCTACGGAGAATGGGGCAGCGTCGTGACCGACGGGGATGGGAATGTCATTCTTAACGCTGAATACGCCTACTGCTCCAAGAAGCTGGGCTACGGCGTTCTGAGCTATGCTATCCCGAACGAGGACGTTGCCGAGTTCCTTGAGTGCATGGGCATAGAGTACGGCAAGTACAACTTCGACAACCTCGGCGTTAAGACCTACCACCAGTTCTTGGCGCAGCCTAAGCGCCTGAGTACCGATGGCCGGCAATCCAACGCCTCTGTTCTGTATGAGAAGTATGTCATCCCCCGCTTGCAGAAGTCGGACAGCCTTATCGACATCGGCGCGGGCCGAATGGCTTACCCGAAGATGCTCAAGTCTAAGGGCTACAATATCCACGCCTACGAGCCGTCCCTGATGGTGAAAGGCGCGAACAAGCTGGATATGAAAGGCATCATCGCCAACATCCTCAACGCCGAGAAGCAGGTCAAGGCCCACGGGCTGTTTGACTACTGCGTGTTGGAGGCGGTTATCAACTCCGTAGTGGACGATGAGTTTGAAAAGGCCGTGCTTACGACCTGCAACGCCGTCTTGAAATCCACGGGTACGCTGATTACCTGCACCCGCAACCTTGCCTACGTTGAAAAGGCATACGACAAGACGAAGCTGTCTGCCGGGGCTGGTGACTGTCTCTGGTATCTGGACGACAAGAATTACACCCTCGGCGTGACAAACGGCATCGTTTTCAAGCAGAAGTTCCACACCCGTGAGAGCTTTGTCGCCCTCCTCGAAAACTACTTCGACAGTGTAGCGGTACTCGCCTGCAACGCTGGCTACATCTACTGCGCCTGCTCGCTACCCAAGCAGTTGCCGACGGAAGTTTACGAGGAGTATCTGGAAAAAGAGCTGAACATCGAGTACCCCGGCGGCTTTAAGCACAACAAGCACGGTGGTCTGATGCGCGAGCTGCTCGAAAAGGTAGCGGAGAGGTATGTCTGATGCCAAGCGTCAGAGAAAGGACTTGTTTGAACAGTGGGTAGAAGCCGGTGAGGTAGAAAACAATCTCGCCATCATCCAGTCTCTGTCTATGCAGGGCAAGTCTATGGAGGAGATTGCCGACGTATTTGACATCACGCGACGGACGCTGCAAAAACTCCAAAAGGAGCACCCCGCTTTGGAAAAGGCAATCAAAGCGGGGCGCCTGTCTGTTGTGGCGATGTGCCAAAACAAGTTAATGGAGCGGGTGTCCAGTGGGGACACGACCGCTATCATTTATGCGCTCAAAGTCTACGGCGGTGATTTCTTCAACGACCGAAAAGCGGTCGAGGCGAAGATAACCGGCACACCGGTTTCTGTTCAGCCGCAAGTTCAGATCTACCTGCCTGAGAGAGATTCGGAGGTAGGTGACGCACGTGAGAAAAAAGACGGAAAAAACCAGTAACAAACCAATTATTATTCGGCCTCAGCAGGGCAAGCAGGAAATGTTTCTGCGCTCCCCCGCTGATATTTGCATTTACGGCGGCGCGGCTGGCGGCGGCAAGACCTACGCCCTCCTGCTTGAGTGCCTGAGACACATCGACAACAAGCTGTTCGAGGCAGTCATTTTCCGGCAGTCCCGTCCGCAAATTATGAGCGCCGGTGGTCTTTACGCCACGAGCCAAGAAATATACCCGCATCTGGGGGCGTCCAGCGTTCTCACGCCGAACGTCCAGTGGAGATTTCAGTCTGGCGCAAAGGTCACATTCGCTCACATGTTCTACGAAAAGGAGAAATACAACTGGCAAGGTTCCCAGATACCGCTCCTAATGTTTGACGAACTTGTCCATTTCACGGAGAGCCAGTTCTTTTATATGTTCTCCCGTAACCGTTCGACTTGTGGGGTCCGCCCCTACATTCGAGCGACCTGCAACCCCGACGGCGAAAGCTGGGTGGCTCGGTTCATCGACTGGTGGATCGACCCGGAAACAGGGTACGCCGATGAAAGCAGATGCGGAAAGCTGCGCTACTTCATCCGCAGGAACAACATCATCCATTGGGCTGACACACCGCAACAGCTGTATGAGGAGTTTCATCTATACAGCCCAGAGGAAATGGAGGAAGTAAAATCCGTGTCGTTCATCAGCGCAAAGCTGACGGACAACGCGGCCATGATGAAACACGACCCCGGCTACATCGGCGCACTGAAAGCCATGTCCGAGTTCGACCAAGAACAGCTGCTCAATGGTAACTGGAAAATCAGGCGGTCTGCGGGCCACTACTTCAAACGCTCCAAAGTCGGACAGATGTTCCGCTCCACCCCGACCGATGTTGTCAAGTGGGTGCGAGCATGGGACTTGGCTGCCACAGCCCCCGGCGAGATGGACGAGTTGGAGGGTATGCCGCAGGCCATGCGCACCAACCGGCGGGGCGACGAAAGCGCCTATACCGCCGGTGTTTTGCTTGGCAAACGGAAGAATGGGCGTGTATTCGTTGCTGATGTCATCAACGTCCGTGAGAATGGCGCTGATGTGCGTCAGCTCATTCTGAATACCGCTGCCAGCGACAATGCGCTTTATGGCAACGTCACAGTTCGGCTGCCGCCGGACCCCGGACAGGCAGGCAAAGACCAAGCACAGAGCTTTGTTCGGATGCTCGGCGGCTATACCGTGACAACCTCACTGGAAAGCGGGGACAAAGTGACCCGCGCCGAGCCTTTCTCCTCTCAATGGCTTGCCGGTAACGTGGACGTGAAGATGGCTGACTGGAACGATGACTATTTCAGGCAGCTTGAAAACTTCCCCGTCGGCAAGCTGAAAGATATGGTGGACGCCTCGGCGAACGCATATTTGGAGTTAGAAAACGGGAAACCGGAGTTCGGCTTCTCTTTTGGATGAGGTGTGAAATGAGAATATTCAATATCGAAATAACCAGACGAAAACAGGTGCGAGACGCTTATCAGGGCGGCAGCGACAGTTTCGTCTCGCGCTGGGCAAGACCGCCCTCTATGAACACAGCCGAATGGCTGAATATGTTTTCAACCAGTCCCCGCCTTGCGGTCGTTGACCGTATCGCAAGCGACCTCGCAAACATCAGCGGAAAGCTGATGCGTGTTGAGGAGGACGGGACAGAGGTTGAGGTGACAAGCCACCCGTTCCTTGACTTTATGAACCACCCGAACCCGCTGTACGAGATGACGAGTTCGGCGATCTGGCGGCTGCATGAAATCTATCTCATGCTCGTGGGTGAGAGTTTCTTCCTCATCGAGCGGGATGAACGCGGCAGGCCGGTAGAGTTGTGGAACGTGCCTCCGCATTGGGTGAAGCTGACGCCGTACCTCGGCAACCCCACGTACCAAATCGTCTCATCGGGCGGGCTGACAATGACCGTGCCGGTTGACGATATGTTCGTGATGAAGCAGCTGAACCCGCTCGACCCTTTCCTGCGCGGTCTGGGTATTGCGGAAAGCATCGCGGACGAGGTGGAAATCGACGAATATGCCGCCAAGTTCCAAAAGCGGTTCTTCTATAACGACGCTACACCGCCCGTGGTATTCCTCATGCCTGACGCTACTGATGAGCAGCGGAACGCTTTTCTGGCCCGCTGGAATCAGAAGCACCGGGGCGTAGAGAACAGCCACCGTGCGGCAGCCCTCTCCGGCAACGTCGATGTAAAGGAGCTTGGCAGCACCGATGGTAAGAACCTCGGCTTCATTGAGAGCCGTATCGCCATGCGAGACGCTGTTCTCGAACACTTCGGTGTACCCCGTGAAATCATGGGCATCACCGAGAACAGCAACCGCTCAACCGCTGACGCAGCGCAGTACATCTATGCCAAGAATGTCCTGACATCGAGAATCAGGATGCGCGAGGAGGCAATCAACACGCAGCTCCTCCCGATGTTCGGGAGCGGGCTTGTGTGGCGCTTTGACCCTGTTATCCCCTACGATAAGGAGTTTGACAAGGGCAAAGCACTTGACGCCTACAACGCCGGCCTCATCACCAAGAACGAGGCAAGAGAGCTGCTCGACCTGCCTGATGTTGACGGTGGGGATGTCTACAAGGTATCCATTAACGACCTGTTCCTGAACGAAACTGACGACCCCGCAGAGCTGTCGCAGTCCATGATGCAGGAGGATCTGGCGGCGCTGTCTGACGGTCCTGTGTATGGCGAGAAGTCCCGCCGCATGAACGTGGCGGCCATGCTGCGGCGTGAAGCTGTGGCGGTGCAGAAAAATGAACGGTTGTTTGAGGCAGCGGTGTCCAAACACTTTGCGGACCAGCAGACCGCAATAGCGGCAGCCCTCGGCAACACAGTAAAGGCCGATGCGTCTGACGTGTTCTCGGAGCTGTCCGAATATCTGCTCCCAGACGGCACATTCGACCCCGACCTGTGGGCGCAGCTGCCTGAGATTGAACAGCAGCGGCTTGCCGACGCAATAGCGGCAGGGCTGCTCGACTGGAACAAAGAAGCTGAAAAGCTGATGGACCTGTTCAATCCGCTGTGGCGAAAGACCTATGATGACGGGGCTGCGCTCAGCGAAGAAAGCTACGGCTTGACAAGCCTCGACCGCCCGGAGTTTGTATCGTCTGCCAAAATCAACGGCGGCAAGCGCATTGTTGGCATCGAGCGCACCACACGGGACAAGATTGCGGACATCATCGTCCGTGGTGTCTCCGAGGGCCTCAGCCAAATCAGCCTGCGCGAATCCATTCAGGACACGATGGGTGCAACCAAAGCACGGGCAAAGCTGATTGCCCGACAGGAAACCATGACCGCACTGGCGACAGGTCAATTTGACACGATGAAAGCCGCCGGTGCTAAGACAAAGACGTGGCATCACAGGCCGCAGAAAAATCCCCGTGATGGTTCTCACGGACCGAACCACGTCATATTGGACGGCGAGACGGTGGCGATTGACGCCAAGTTCTCAAACGGGCTGCGTTATCCGCGTGACCCGAATGACCCTCGCCCCGAGGAGCTTATCAACTGCCGGTGTTATCTGACATACGGTGGTTTTTAAGATGCCCTAAACTCTGAGGAAAGGAGGAAAACCGTATGGCAAGCAAGGGAAAACGTACTGCTGGAAAAGCGCCGGCAACCCGCGAGTATAAGTCGTTTAAGTTCGAGCTGGAAAGTGCGGACGAGAGCGGCGAGTTCTCCGGGTACGCTGCTGTGTTTGGAAACAAGGACAGTGGCGGCGACATCATCGAGAAAGGCGCATTCTCCAAGACCATCAGGGAGGATTTTGACCGCATCAAAATCTTGTCGCAACACACCGATTGCGAACTGCCTATCGGCAAGCCGCTGGAATTGCGTGAAGATGATAAGGGTCTTTTCATCCGGGGCAAAATCAGCGACACTGCTAAGGGCCGCGATATTCAGACGCTTATGAAAGACGGCGTTCTGAATGAGCTGTCTATCGGCTATGACGCTGTTGAGTTCGATTACGACAGCGAGCAGGGTGTGCGCCGGCTGAAAGAAATCAAGCTCTGGGAAGTTTCTATCGTCACTTGGGCGATGAACGACCAAGCTAAGATTGATGAGGTCAAGTCTCTGGTGGAGGGCCTTAGAACCGAAGTCAAAACGGGCAAAATCACCCGCGCAAGACTGGATGCTTTGAAGCCTTTCATCGCGGTAGTCCGTGAGCTGGCCGACATTCTCGGCCCGTTTCTGGAACCCGCCGCACCTGATGACCCACCTGTGCAGAACAACATCGTGAAGTCCAACAACCCCGTCAAGCAAACCAAGAAATCGGAGATTGTCTTCGAGATCATTCCGTAACACAAGGAGGAATTTGAAATGAAACTTACTCAGGAACAGCTCGCTGAGCTGATTGCCAAGGTGTTTACCAACCTCGATGAGAAGCGAAAGGCTTGCAAGGAGAACGGCGAGGCCGTGTCTGACGGCATTTCTACCGAGGAGATCCTTGCGGAAGTGACCGCTATCCTTGAGGGTGAGGGCGGCGTGGCTGACCCCACTGCCAATCCCGCTCCCGCTCCTACTGCCGACCCTGTTGGCGGTGATAAGGGAGAGGGCGAGGGCGTTTCCCCTGAACTCATCGCTGCCATCATCGCGGCCCTTGAGGGTCAGGGCGTCAAGAGCGCCACTGGCGCCGGCGAGAAGAAGTCCGGCGGCCCCGGTGTTCAGAAGCAGCCCGAGCGCAAGTATGCCAACCTGTTTCTTTCTACCGGCTCCGGTCCCGACGGCGTGAAGCAGAACTCTTTCCAGACCCGTATCGCGTCCATGTCCGCGCCTGAGCGCCGCAAGACTGCATACGGTATGTTTGGCCGCGCTGTGAAGTGCATCCACGCCTCTGGCGGCGACATCGAGAGAGCGGCTTTCACCGCCGAGCGCAAGTTCGGCGATGCGGATATGGCGCACGAGTTCAAGGCGCTGTCCGCTACCGTTCCCGCCGACGGCGGCTATCTCGTTCCCGAGGTGTACGCCAACGAGATCATCGAGCTGCTCTATCCGTCCACCGTCATTTACAGCCTCGGCGCTCGCCGTCTGGGGATGGCGAACGGCAACCTGAACATCCCCAAGATTAAGACCGGCTCCCGTGCTCTGTTTGCCGGTGAGAACCGCGCTATTTCCCGCAGCGCACCCAAGTTCGGCAACCTCAAGCTGTCTGCCAAGAAGCTGACCGCCCTCATCCCCATGAGCAACGACCTGCTCCGCTCCACCAACTTTGACAATGATGTCATCGTCGGTCAGGACGTTACCAAGCAGATGGCTCTGGGTGTTGACTACGGCGCACTGCTCGGCACCGGCGGCGAGGTCCAGCCTCTGGGCATCACC